GTTAAACGCTAAAATCAACAAGGCAGATGCTAAAGGTACAGAAATTGTAACTGAAGCAAACCCAGCAGTAGTTGAAAACAAAATAGAAGATGCTAATGCTGGTTTTTATGCAGCAATGGCATCAAGAATGAGAAATAAATTTAATAACTAAAAAATAGAAAAAAATGGCAAATGTAGCAAAAGATAATATTAGTGCAACTTATAGTGGTGCTGATTTAGATAGAATTTTTTATGAGCCAGTATTTAGAAGTGATAATATTATGCGTAACTATAGAGTTATTCCTAATGTAAAACATGTAATGAATGTTTACACTTCTGCTGCTTTAACAAAAATAGTAGATGAATACACAGACTGTTCTTCAACAAGTGGTTCAACTCAATTTAATATTGATGACAAAACAATTACTGCAGGTAGAATGAGAGTTGCTTTAGAGCAATGTTCAAAAGAGTTTTTCGGTACTTATATTGAAGAAATGTATCGTTCTGGTGTAGATGTAATGAATGTTGAGGGAACTCAATTAGGAGATGCAATCGTAAACAGAGCAGTAAATGGTATCGCACAAGATGTGGTAAGATTAGCATGGGGTGGAGATAATGCTTCAACAGCATACAAAGGTGTAACAGGTTGGATGAAATTAATGGGTGCTGATGCAACAGTATTGGGTGCTCAAATTCAGGTGGCTAATGCGGCTAGTGTAGATACTGTAACTGCATCACACGCAATAGCACTTTTAAGAAATGCATATGACACCGCACCAGCAGCACTTCAACAAGTGCCAGCAGGTGATAAGAAAATGTTTGTAACACCTAAAGTGTTTAACGCTTATTTAGCAAACTTAGAAACTTCTGCAACTGCAACTGCTGACTTAGCAATAGTTAATCAACAAGAGGGTATTCGTAAAGTAATGTTTAGAGGGGTTGAGTTAGTTCCTATGTACGAATGGGATACTATCTTAACAGACTTAAACCCAGCAATCTTTGTTGACCAAAGTACAGCAGCAACAGGTAACACTACCAATGGTGTATGTTACTGTGCAGTTGAGAACTTAATCATTGGTTCTGATGTAACTGACCCAGAAGGTTCTTTCAAAGTTTTCTACGATGACTTAGAAGAAAAAATGTTCTTCAGAGGTTACTTCAAGTTAGGAGTACAGTTCTTATACCCTTCTTTAGTTCAATGGGGAATAATAACAACATAATAATAATGTAATAATAGAGAGTGTGTAAAAGCACTCTCTTAATTACTTTTGAATAATCAATAAAATAAAATAAAATGGCAATAGATAAAGGAATCGGTGTTGATTGTAGTAACCTGCAGTCTACTGGAGGGATTACTCAAATACTTTTGAGGTCTTGGGACACTAATGATGCAGTTGTTTATGGTAATACTGCTTCAGAGCATGACATTGACAGTATTCTTACAAGTGCTTCTGCTGCAAACTGGTTTGTTTTTGAAAACAAAAACGAAACTGGTGCATTAACAGTAAACGCAACTAAAGAAAATGGTTCAACTGCTTTTGAGTGTACGCTAACTTTTATGATACCACAGATTAACAATGATAGATTTGCTGAAATTCAAGCAATGCTAGATACTTGTATGATGGGTGCAGTAAAAGATACTAATGGCTCATGGTGGATAGTTGGTGCTAGTGAGAAATATGCTAACGAAGATGTGGCTGCAAAAAGTCAAACTTTCTTAAACTTTACTTCTGCGGAAGGAGGAACAGGTGCGGCTTATTCTGACGAGAGTGGAATGACAATTACTTTAACTGCAAGACAGTTTGAGTTACCAAGAAAGTATATTGGAACTGTTACAGTTGATACTTCAGCATTAACAGCAACTACAGCAGCATAATAATAATTAAAGGTATATCAATAGGTTGAACTTTGTTCGTAAAAAGTTTTGTAACATTTTCCTATTAATATCTTTTTTTAACAATGTGTGATTGTGGCAAAAAAATTGTAGATTTATCACACTTAAAAATATATACAGTTATGGCAGAATATAAAGCGAAATTATCATCAGGAACAACATATAAAGGTGATTTTAAAATTAAATGGGGTACTGCAACTCAAGAAGAGTTAGCATATGCTTACGAAGATTTAGGAATGACTACATTAGTAGAAAAATTATCAACTACAAAAACAAAAGATGAGCCAAAGAAAACAAAAAAGTCAGGTAAAAAATCTACAGAATCAGAAGAGTAATACTTTTGAATTTGGAGTTTTTAATTTAGCAATTCCTGAGCATATTGAAGAGCCACAAGATTTATCAAAGGTAAGAACTAAATTCATACCTTTTGGTACTAATAACCTTTTTCCTCAATATTTAGCAGAATTAAAAAGAAAATCTAGTACACATAGAAGTGTATTAGCACAAAAAGCAGTATTCACAAGTGGTGCAAAGTTTGTAACTAACAATGAAACTGTTAAAGATTATATCAAAGATGTAAATGCTGATGGTGAGTCATTAAGAGATGTTTTTAAGAAACTCGCTGATGATTATTACACTTTTGGAAACGCTTATTTAGAGGGCGTATTATACGATGGTGGACTAAATCTATATCACATAGACGCAACTACTGTTAGAATGTCTAAAAACAAGAAAGAGGCGTATGTTCACCCAGACTGGGCTAAGTACAATACAATGAAAGATAAATTATCTATTATTCCTCTTTACCCAAATATAAAAGGGAGTAGATTTATCCTTCAATTTAAAGATTACGAACCAACATTCCAATTTTACGGATTGCCAGATTATGTTGCTGCTTTAGAGCATATTGCTGTAGACTATGAAATTGGTAAATGGAATCACACTAAATTCAAAAATGGCTTTCAGCCTTCTGCCATTATTGAGATTAATGGTGACATGGGGGAAGAAGAAGCAAAAAAATTAGTAAGAGAAGCACAAAAGAAATTTGTTGGAGATGGTAACAATGGTAAAATTATGTTTATTGTTAAGAATGGAGATGCTTCACAGGCTAATGTTCAAATTATAAAAGACGACCAAGAGGGAAGTTGGATAGACTTACAACGAATTACTGACCAGAATATTGTAACTGCACATAGATGGCAACCATCATTAAGTGGTTTAGTGAGTTCTGGAAAGATGAATAATACAGGAAGCGAGATTAGAATTGCTTATGATTTAGCAATGACTACAGTAATTAAGGATACTTCTGATTTACTTTTAAATGGTCTTAGAAAAGTTTTATATAATGAAATGGGAATTTTACCAGAAGAATTAATAATACACTTTGAAGCACCTATTAGTTTTGTAACTCAGATTGATCCTAAAGCAATTCTTACTATAAATGAGCAAAGAAAAATGTTAGATGAGGATTTACCTGCTCTTGAAGAGGGGAATATGTTTATAACTGATAGAGAGCAGATTATTGTAACAAGAGATGATGATGCAGATGGCAAGGGCGATGACGCTGCTGGTGACATACAAGTAAACGAAACAAACAAATAACTATGGCAAATGTAAACCAATACAATCCTTTAGTAACAGCAGAAGAAGTTATTAGTAATAGTTTTACTAATGCTAATACTGACCCTGCTTTAATATCTAATAATACTATATTGCTTTCTGAGTTAGCACATCTTAAGACAGCAATAGGTAAAAAGTTTTATGAAGAGATAAAAACACAACATCACAATGGCACTTTAACTACAGCAAATCAAACTTTAATGGATGATTTTCTTGTTAGATGTCTTTGTTGGTTTGTTAGGTTTGAGGTAATAAACGAAGTACAAAGCAATAGTAGCAGTATGGGAATAGTGCATAATATAGATGAATTTTCTACTATTATAGACCCTGCTGAATTAAATGCTTATAAGCAAGATACTTATAGAAAATCAGAGATATATTTAAAAGATATGTTAGATTATATGAATGATGATGACCAATCTGGTTTATATCCAACTTATGAGTCTAACAAGCCTTGTAATGATAATGTTTATAAGAATCATGGAATAATAATGTATGACAGTATATATTCAAGACCAACTAGAAATTATGGTAGTTGGAAAAATTACTGTCCTTGTGACGACTGTTAAAATATAAAAAATGGCTGCAAACGAACACAAAAATTTAACTGACATTAACAGACATAATCCTAAAGGGTTTGAAACTGCTACTAATAATACTGTTTGCAGTAAAAATATAGGTACAAGTGCTACTGGTACAGATGGAAGTTTAGTATGGCAAGGCAAATCATTAATGGGTGTTACTACTTACAAGATGCTAGGTTATGTGGCTGCTGGAACTGCTAACTATTTATATAGTTCAGATGTAACAGATAACAAATCTCCTTTTTTGCTTGATAGAGACGCTGGTAGCAGTACTATTGGTTCTATCACTATCACTCCTTCTAATTTTATGGATATGGGTGCAGGGTTTGTCATTCCAGAAAACGCAACTGTTGATTCAATCAGAGGATTTGTATCAAGTTCAGGGGGTAATGTTCTTGGGGTGGCAATATGTAAGGTGACTCCAGTAGAAAATAATACTGCAGCAGTAGCAATAGCGTCTATAAAAGAAATTACAAAACTTGGATTGTCAAGTGAAGACAAGTTAATATCTGTTAGTGAAACTACATTTGATTCATCTTCACTTAGTGCAGGAGATATTATATTTCCAATGATTAAAGAACTTGAAGGTACAGGCTCTGCTATCAAAGTTAATTTAACAATAAGAACTACAACTTTCTAATGACAACTAAAGAAGAATTAATAGCAATGAAAAAAGACATAACCACTATGAATGGGAAGATAGATAAGATTGATTCTAAATTAGATATGTTAACTGATAAACTTTTAAATCCAGATAATGGAGTTGCTGCTAGAGTTAACAGAAACACATCAATGAGAAAAGTTTTAGTTAAAGCAATGTGGGTTATATACACTATAACTTTAGGTGCTATAATAAAAATATTTACAGAATAAAATAAAAAATAACAATAAAAAAATAATAAAATGAGTACATACGATACAGATAATACACTACTTTTTGAGATGCTAGGCAAAGGCAATGGAACAGAGGTCTTTACTACTGCTACACAAACAGGAAAAGACTTTTACTGCGTATATTTTCCTATTGCATCAGTAATCGCTTCTATAGCGGGTGATGCTACTAATATTACTGCTCTTAATGGTCAAACTATGGCTGCTGGGTCTTCATTACTACTTCGAGTTACTGCAATAACTTTAACAAGTGGAATGGGAATTGGATACAGAGAAAATGATGGAAATACTTCTGCGTAATGAGATTAGCACTAGGTAGATTTCTCGGAATAAGACCTTTAGGAGGCGGTGGTGGTGCAGACCCTATAGCAGAAATGATTGATTCTTTTCAGTCTAGGGTTACAACTGATGGCGGAACTAACGAGGGTAGTTCTTGTTTAACAACAATATTAACAGATTTAAATGACATATCATGACACTATTAGATGATGTAAAACTTTTAACAACTCCTAACTCTTATAAAGCAGGAACTCTTTATAGTATTAAGCCTGATGATGGTAGTTGTGATTTAGATATTACTCGTTCTACAACCGCTACAAGAGTAAATCCTTCAGGGGTTATAGAAACTGTTGCAATAAATCAACCTCAAATTGATTATAGTGATGGTTGCGGTTGTTTTTTAGTTGAACCAATTAGTACCAATTTACATCTATATAGTGAAGAACTTGACAATGCTGCTTATACTAAAAGTGATGTAGATGTTACTGCTAATGCTATAACATCACCAGATGGCACTACTAACGCTGATGAGTGTGAAACAGTAAGTAACTTTGCTCAAATGTACCAACAAATTTCTTTAGCAGCGTCAACAACTTACACTTGGAGTTTTTATGCTAAAAAAGGTACTATGACAGATGTAGGTCAGCAGATTTTCAATATGAATGGTGATGGAGAGTATGGAACTCCTGGTAAATATTATTCTCAAATTGGTTCTGACTGGACAAGAGTTTCTTTTACTTTTACTACTGGTTCTAATGGTGGAAACACTCGTTTTTACCCTATAAATGCTTCAGGAGTTACTGGTACTATATATTTATGGGGTTTTCAATTAGAACAGCATACTACAAATTTAAACATGGAGACATCCTATATACCAACAACAAGTGGTAGTGTTACTAGAAATCCTAGTGAGTTTATTAAGACAGGCGTTTCTAGTGTTATTGGCTCTTCAGAGGGTGTTTATTTTGCCGAGATAGCGTATTTTCATAATGGTACTAGCACCCCTTCTACTCAATCAATACTTGGCATAAATGATAGTAACAATGATGCTCTGTATCAAATTGGAAAATGGGGTACAAGTTTTCTTGGCTTTTCAAGAGATAGTGCAGGTGATGGTGTAATATTTTCAATGAGTCCTGCTATAACTTCAGGTTCATTTGCTAAGTTGGCAATAAAATATAAAGCAGGTGACCACGCTTATTGGTGTAATGGGGTGGAAATTACAACTAGCACAAATGCAACAGCAATACCTGCAACACAGGATAGAGTTATTGGAAGTTTTAAAGGACTTAATAATTTTTGGTCATTTTACGGAAAAATAAGGTCTATTCAAGTTTACAATACTGCATTATCAGATCCTCAGTTGACAGATTTAACTACTCTTTAATTGAAAAATGACACTATTTGATGACTCTAAAATAATTACAACCGCTAATGCTGCTAAAGCAGGTGTTTTATATAGCGTAAAGCCAGAAAGTGGGTTAGCAGATTTAGATGTCACAAGGGCTACAACCGCTACAATAGTTAATGAATCAGGGGCGATAGAATCTGTTGCTGTTAATGAACCTCAACTAGACTATACAGATGGTAGTTGTCCTAGTTTTTTAATAGAACCTCAAAGAACTAATTTATTAACTTATAGCACAGGTCTACCAAGTGGTGGATGGGGCGGAAACGGGTATATATGGGGTACTGACACAGCAGTTGCACCTGATGGAACTACTACTGGAAATACAATAGAAGTTCAAGCAACTAATTCTTATACTTTTAATAATTTTACTGTTGATGCAAGTTCACAGTACACTTTCTCTTTTTATGCTAAAAGAGGTACTGCAACACAGATGAAATTTTACGCAATTAGTTTAGATAATTTCACTACACTTATTTCTCAAACTGATTTTTATCCTTTAACAAATAGTTCAACTTGGACTAGAGTTAGTGCTACTTTTGCAACAGATGCTGCAACTACAAATATTAGAATATATTATAGATATGTTACTCCTGCGGCAAGTACATTCTTTTTATGGGGACTACAATTAGAGAAAATACCTAATTACGACGCTCAAGTAGATGCTTCTGCTACAAGTTATATACCGACTTCAGGGGCAACAGTAACTAGAAATCAAACAACATTTACTAAGTCAGGTTTATCTAGTTTAATGGGTCAAACTGAGGGGACTTTTTTTTTAGAAGTAGATTATAATTATCATGGTGCTTATGGTTTTATCAGTATGGGGGGAAATTCTTCAAATCAAGTTGGTATTGGCTACACAAATAGTTCAGTTTTATGGCTTCAACTGCTTATAGGTGGGGCTGGGATTAATACCTTTTGGGGTTTACCGGGCTATCCAAGTGGTTATTTTAAAATAGCAGGAAAGTATAAAAGCGGTGATTTTGCGGTTTGGTTAAATGGCACAGAAGTTCAAACCAGCACCTCTACTGGAACTGCTTCAAGCACCTATGAAAAAATAGCAAGTGCTTATGGAGTTGGGACTATTTACAACCCATTTGCAAAGATAAAACAGATACAAGTATATGATAGAGCACTAACAGATTCAGAACTTTTAACTTTAACAACATAATATGAATATATACAAATTACAATACGATAACAAAGAACAAGCAGATGCTGACTTCTTAGACAAAGGAGTAATGCAGATTGTAGAAGCAGAGGGAGAGCAGCATACAGTTTATGCTGAAGCAACTCAAGCGGTAGTAGATTTAGGAAAAATAATAGAAACAGAGGGGACTTATGACCCTGATGGTCATGTGATAACACCTCCTGTTTATTATGATGGTGTTTTTTACGATATAATGACTACTCAGCATATAGACTTTGGAACTCATGCTATAACTCCTACTGATTGCGTACATGGATTTGCAGGTTACAGTATAGATGCTAACGGAGATAATGTTCAACCAGAGTAAAAGATGAAAAAATTCATCTTAATATTATTACTTGTTTTTGGTTTTAAATCTCAAGCCCAAGTTGACTGGTGTGACTCAATATCATATTCGGTATTACCAAACACTAATGGTGTTTTTAGCGTAATGATTGAAACAACAGACTCTTTAAATAATTATTGTGATACTGTAAGTGTTTCATGGGCAGTCTGTAATCTGCAACTTTGCTTTCTTGGTAATGGGGCATTTGCATCATTTCCAATAATACAACTTACAGATACGGTGAAAGTATGTTACACTGTTTATGTAACAGATACTAATTGGCAAACAATACATGAATGCCGTGACATATGTGAGTGGATAGTATACAATGGAACTGAGTGGGTAGAGTGGAACAATACTGTTTTTATAGAAGAAATATCTGTGCCTAATAACACAAAAGATATAATCTATGATATGCAGGGAAGAGTTGTCACTAAAATAAAAAATAATTTTGTATATATATCAAATAGAAAAAAATTTATTATTTTTAAAAAAAATAAATAATGGCTAAGAAAGCAGGTATTTTTAAATTTAGAGAAAAAGCAAAGAAAAAGCGTAAAGGCGTACACTCTAAAAATGCTTCTAAAAGCCAGAATGGTTACAAAAAAAAATATAAAGGTCAGGGAAGATAAAAATAAATAATATGCCTTGTTACGAATGTGAAAATGGAAAATGGAGATTTGGAGAAACTGGCAGGTGTCAGTATGACTCTAAATCAGAATGTGAAACTGCTAATAAAGATTATTACGCAGCAGAAACATACAATGACTATCCTCAAGCGGCTACCAATAATGCAAAGAGAGCATTAAAATGGGTAGAAGAAAATGGTTGGGGTTCTTGCGGAACTGATGTGGGAAAAAAAAGAGCAAGACAATTAGCAAATAGAGAAAGTTTGTCAAGAGATACGATTGCTCGTATGGCTTCATTTAAAAGACATCAACAACATAAAGATGTGCCTTATGATGAAGGATGTGGAGGTTTAATGTGGGACTGTTGGGGTGGCGATGCAGGAATAAATTGGGCAATAAAAAAATTAAAACAAATTGACTCTGAAAATAATATTAAGGAGGATTTTGAAAGTTTTTTTGAAGAGATTATTAATAAACTTTCCAGTAAAAAATAAAATGAAATATAAATATTTCAAAAAATCAGAGTTCACCTGTAAGTGTGGATGTAATAAAACTATTGTTAGTGAGGAGTTATTGCAAATGCTAGATAAGGCTAGAGGTTTTGCTAAAATACCATTTGTTGTAACAAGTGGTTATAGATGTGAAAAACATCCAGAAAGTAAGAAAAACCCAACATCTTCACATATAAAAGGAATAGCAGTAGATATTAAATGTAGTGATAGTAACACTAGGGCTATTATGATGGACGCTTTAGTATATGCAGAATTTGAAAGACTAGGAATTGATAAGTCTTTTATTCATGCAGATATAGATGTAGTAGACAAGCCAAGTCCAGTTATTTGGCTTTATTAAAACAGAGTATTAATTTTAAATATATATTATGGAAACTTTAAAAAAAATGTTTGATTCAAAAAAATTTTGGTACACAATGGGTGCAATATTTGTTCCTTTTGTAGCGGTTAAATTAGGTCTAACAGAAACAGAAGTTGAGAAAGTTTATTATGCAATTCTCACATTAATCTTAGGTCAGGGAATAGCAGACATTAAGAAATAATGATAAAAAAATGGATAGGTGAGGCACTCGTTAGTGGAGGTGTGAAGCCAATAACAGAATTGTTAAAAGCAGTAAAAGACCTTTTTACAGACTCTAAAGGTAAGTGGAGTAGTAAACGAACCATTAGTGGAGTAATAGTTGTGGCTGCAAGTCTATATATTGAAAAAAATGGTATAGATACAAATGCTCTTATACTGACTGGGTTAGGGGTTTTGCCCTTATGTTTTTCAGTATTTGAAAAAAATAATTGTAATACTTGCTGTAGTAAGGAAAAATAATTATCTTTGTGTTAACTTAGGCAGGGTTGTGCCTGTTTTTGTTTTCATTGTTTATGGTTTTCAAGAGTGAGGTGTTAACAAGCATCTCACTTTTGTATTATATGGTGTTTTTTTTTTATTATATTGCAATAAAATTATATAACAATATGAAAAAATATGGTAAAAGACTAAGACTTTCTGAAGAAGAGGTTGAAATGGTCTATGAGAACAGAGCCGAAAGCACAACTAATTTTAATGGAAATACTGCTTTAGATATACACCTTTCTCAAAGAGGTATACCTAAGAAAGATGTTGTTTCTGTAAAACATTGGCAATCGGCAAATGGAGAGTACAGATTTAGTATAGTGACAAAAGAAGATGTAAATGCAGATACTGATAGTGTTATAACTAAACTAAAAGATTTTATAGAGCAGCACTCACCTGAATACACTCCAGTTAAAAGAAAAACAGCAGAAAATAGTCATTTGCTCGTTGTAAATCCAGCAGACATTCATATTGGTAAATATGCTAATGCTTCTGAAACTGGGGACGGATATGATGTTGAGACTGCCTGTATGAGAGTTTTAGAGGGTCTACAAGGGCTTATAGACAAATCAAAAGGTTTTGATATAGAAAAAGTTTTATTCTGCATAGGAAACGATGTTTTGCATATAGACAATGTTTATGGTACTACAACAAAAGGTACATATCAAGATACAGATGGTAAATGGTGGGAACATTTTGAGGTGGGGTTAGCGTTATATGTAAAATGTGTAGAGATGCTTAGACAAATAGCCCCTGTAGATGTTGTTCACTCTATGAGTAATCATGATTATCAAAGTGGTTTTCATTTAGCACACGCTTTAAAAAGTTGGTTTAGAAAAGATGAGGAAATTAGTTTTGATATTAGTGTTACTCATAGAAAGTATTATAAGTATGGCAGCAGTTTGATAGGCTTGGAACATGGTGATGGTGCTAAGATGGATAACCTACCATTATTAATGGCTCAGGAAAAGCCAGAAATGTGGAGTCAAACTAAATATAGATATTGGTACTTGCATCATATACACCATAAAGTAAAACATAAATGGAGAGATGCTAAAGATTTTATAGGAGTAACTGTAGAGTATATGCGTTCTCCATCAGGCACTGACAGTTGGCATAATAGAAAAGGATTTACAGGCGTTCCTAAAGCAGTTGAAGGCTTTATTCACGAAAGAAATAGCGGTCAAGTAGCACGATTAGTTCATTATTTTTAGAAAAAATCACAAAATTTTACTCTAGCAAATAAACATTTTTTAAAAAAATGTTAAAAATTCTTTGGTGGTTTGTTTCAATTTTATAACTTTGCACTAATATTAACTAAATAGATAATTATGGAAACTTATACACCATCAAATAGTGTCAACAAGGATGAGACATTTTTTATCCCAGTTGAAAATCAAGAAGTTACAATACTTAGAAATGCAAATAGAGATTACAAACTTCAAATAATAGAATTAAAACAAAAACTAAAAGAAATTTATTCAGTATTGACATCCAATACAGATAATTTAATACAACAATAATTAATAACTAAAAACAAAAAAAAGATGAAAAAAACTATGCAAGAAAAACTAAGAAAACAACCTGAGCCTGTTGTAGAAACAAGAAAAGAGGCCCTTAGAAGGCTTTACAAAGAAAATGGTTTAACAGAAGAAGATATATACAAAGACAAAAGAGGCTTTGTAATTATCACAAGAACTGGTATAGATAAGATTGTGTCTAAAAACAATATTACTGTTGCTTATGAAGTAATAACTATGGATGTAGAAAAGTCTGTATGTGTTTTAAGGGCTGCAGCATCTATGAAAGTTGGAAACGATGTAAGAAATGCTATGAGTTTTGGTGAGGCTTCTGATATTAATTTAATGGGAGGTGGTAAAAAGTTTCCTGTTGCTATGGCAGAAAAAAGAGCCATGTCAAGAGTAGTACTTAAGATTGCTGGATTCTATGAGCAAGGAGTATTCGGTCAAGATGAAATAGTTGATTAGTGGATGATAGTTGGTTTGATGAGTTGCACAATGGTGAGCCATCGCCTATTACTGATAAGCAATGGTTCATCATTGAAGGCAACATAGATTCAACAGTATTATCATTATCACAAAAATCAGACATACTTAATAGTCTTCAAGATTTAACAGAGATTGAAGCAGAAAAAATAATAACCTTAATAAATGAAAACAAATATGAAAAAGACCCAAAAAAACAATGGGAAAGAATGTTCAAAGAAGGAGTGTTTGGACATAGAGATATATAAACACTTTAAAGAGCCTCACACTTATGTTGTTTGGCATAAGAAAGAAATCATAGCAATGATTAATGAAGACCAAGCAATTCAAGTATTGAATAAACAAGAGTTAGTAGACTTTTACTTTAATAGTAAATGTAAGTTTAAAATACCAACTTGGAAATTAGACCAATACTTAATTAAATGACGAATAAATATTCTTTAGATAAAATTAGAAAGTCAAGAAATGAGTTTGAGGCTTTGCTTAGAATATATGGCGTATCTAATTTAAGGCTTTGTAAAGTAATTGAAGTTAATTACCTTACAAGTAAAAAGTTTATTGAAAACCCAAGTACAATGAGATTTATACATGCTAAAAAATTAGCAGACTTTATTGGGCTTAGTGTTCAGGATATTGTTGATACAATTTTATACGACATAAAATAAATTTATACTATATAGACAAGGTTATAATCAATATTAATTAATAATGTCAGCAGTTATACTTTGTAGAGATTATGTTTCCTTGTTTATATAGTTTATTAACTAAAACAAATAAAATGGAAAAAAAAAGATTTAAG